TGAGTGGTGGTACCATTCTACCACATCTTTCTGCCTGTTGTTTATAACTACCTGTAAGTTTAAAGTCATCAGGTAATGACATCATTCTTTTAATTTCTTTTACAGTAAATCCTCTAGGTTCATGCCAATGCATTGCTCCACCTGTTGCTGTAATTGTTGGAGCAGGTTTATGTCTAGATGTTTTTTTCATATTAAAGTGATGACCTTTAGGATGATAATCACAACCTGTTTCTACTTTGTCTGGGTCATCAGGCATTTTCAACCAAGTTTCATAGTGAGATTTATTTTTAAATTTTTCTGTTAGTTCATCTGCTTCTTTTCTATCTACTTCTATATCACTTAAACAATCTTCTAATGTAATCACATCTTTACTTTCATCTGGGAATAAACTTTGAATATTCATAAAAGTTAATCCTACTTTTTGTGTTATGTCCTCACGAACAGCAATAAAGATAGTTCTTTGTCTAGTTTGTGGAACACCATAGTGAACAGAATTTAAAACTTTAGATGATACATCATATCCTATTTCTTCAAATGTATTTGTAATCTTATAATAATATTTCTTTGCCTCTCCTACAGTTAATCCTTTTACATTTTCAGCAACAATAACTTTAGGTCTTAAATCTTTTGCAATTCTTAAAAACTCAAAGAATAAATCTTCTATGTTATCAATCTTTTTACCATCAGAATAATTCTTAGTTTGACCCCAACCTTTAGAGTGCCCACCTTGTACCATTGCACCAGATACAGAAAATGCAGAACATGGTGGTGAACCATCAAAGATATCTATCTCACCATACTTGTTAAAATCTTCTGCAGTAAGTGTTTTAATATCATCTGGTAATACAGGTGTGTCTGGGTAGTTTTCTTTATATGTGTTTATGGCCTGTTCTACAAATTCATTTACACATAATATCTTACCACCAGCCAAACGATAACCTGTGGAACTACCCCCACCACCAGCAAAGGTAGATACTACTGTAAACTTCTCTTGTTTAGAAGCCTCAACAACATCTTTTAAATTATAAGGTTTGTATTTCATAAAAATTCTTCTAGTGTGGATGTATTGTTTAACTCATGCCAATCACTATACACTTCTAACATTCTGGTTCTATTTTTAAAATTAATTTCTTTATTATTTAGCAACTTACCAAATAATTTTATTATACCACTTTCTATTTGTAGGTTTAAATGATTTTCTACTTTTTCTATTTCATTAAATTCATAAAATCCATTTCTGATATGATGTTTTTGAAATGGTTTGTTTAGTTCTTCATGATTGTATCTGTAAAAAAATTGTTTTACTGATTCAGATAAGTATGGTGTTACAAGAGACTTGTTATATAAGTCTGCAACTTTTTTATGACATATATAACCAGCTCTATTTTCTTTTTTAAAATAGTCATCTCTAAACTCATTAAAATTATCACCTTTATAATGTATCATGGCTTTTTTACTTAATCCATAATAACCATCAGCAGCCCAACCAGATAAAACATATTGTTCTTTTATCTCTGGGTAGATATGTAAAAATGGATATGTGCATTCAAACTGTGTTTTTTTTCTACATCCTAATTCTACTAATGCATGAAAGTCATTTACTAACTGATTAGTGTTTATGGTGATACCCATAAATTTCCAATCTCTCATTTGTGCGATATCTTTTGCTTTATTATAATCATAAGATTCATGATTATCTAATCTAAAACTATATGCTGTTATTTTTTTTCCAAGTCTCTCTGCTGCAAATGCAACAGATATTGAATCAACACCACCAGATAACAATACTGCAACTTCATCATCTGGCACTAATTTTTCTACTTCTTTTGTTAATATTTTATCTATCATTAAATGGTCAAACATATCCTCTGCAGGTTTATTTTTAAAAACTGCCTCCCATCTTTTATCAAGTTCTTCTTGTGAAATTTGCATAGGTCTTCTCTTATCTCCTTTACCACTCATTAAAAAAACTCCTCTAAAGTTGCTTGTGTACCATAACTACCATCAATCTGCCAACGAATAATATCAGTAATAAATTTTAGTGGTTCTATAAAAGACTTTTCAAACTGAGTATCATAGTCTATAATATTATGTAAGTTTAGTTCTTCTGGTAACTTAGTCATAAATGATATTGATGTTGATTGATATGTGTTTGGTGTTTTCATGTGTAAAAATTTAATCTTATCACCTTCTTGTATGTAAGGATATTTCCCTTGTAATTTTTTATCCTTAACAAGATGATTATATAATATTGCACCTTTACAATGTATAGGTGCTCCTTTCTTAAATAGATTATGTGATTCAGTCCACTTGTTTAATCCATTTACAGAGCGTGGGTACGCAACCATTTCTGGTTTTAGATTCATAAAGTCTTTTCTGAAATCTTGTATAAAACTATTTAGCACTTTTGAATCTTCATTCATTATAATTTTTAATGCATCTTTAATTTTTTCTCTACATGCAGCAGGGGTTGATGACTTGACAGCTTCAACACCCATAATTTTTAATTTAGGTTCTTTGTATCTAACACCTTCAATGTCATGTGAGTTTAAAATATATCTTTTCTTTGCAACCCAAATAGCTTTGTCAGCAATCACTTCTCTTTTCATCTGCATCTTTTGTTCATATGCATTTACATATTTAGCAAGTTCTTGATATGACTTGTCAATAAAAGGTTCAATCTTATCTGTAGCAACCTTATCCAAGAAGTCCACGATTTTTTCTTTATCTTCTTTTCCTTTGAATACTTTATCAACAAGTTTGTCAAAACAGATATACACCGAGTCCGTATCTGATGCAATAATATAATCCTCTTTTTCTGTTCCAAGTATTTTATTAAGATACCCATTAAGAGAATGTTCAATATATCTAATAGCAAATTGACCACTTGTAGTAATTGCTTCAGCAACCAAAATATTATAATACCTAAACCAATTATTACCAATAGCACCATATGCACTATTGAGAGAAATCTTTTTGGCCATTTGGATGTTATTAAATTTTGATATTGTTTTTTTAAGTTTGGGGTCTTTAGTTCTTTCATAATCTTTCTTTGCCTCCAACAGAAGTTGTTTAAACTTCACTCTCTCATCATACATTTTTTGCATGAGTTCAGGTAAGAACCCTTTTTGAGTAGTTTTGAACAAAGCACCATTTGGTGTTAGTGTTGCATCTTTTAGTATTGAAGTGTCTATCTCCTTGTTTAACATTTTATCTACAGTTATATCTTTTACTTTTTTATCAGCAACTAAAGTCTCTGGTGAAATATTATATTGCATAATTAAATGCGGATACAGAGAATTTAAATCAAAAGACATAACCCACTTATGTAAACCAACTTGTGGTTCTTTTACATAAGCACCTTCAAATCTTTCAGTTTTTTTTCTTTCTACTTTTTGTGGTATGACAATACCTTTTTTTCTTAATTCATTATAGATGAGTATATCCCAATATTTTACAGAACCTAATACATCCATATAATTTACTTTTGCATCATAGGCCATAGTAAGACATAACTCAATCAGTTTCATTTTATCTTCTAATCTATCTACTATCTCAACATCTTGTATATTATAGTCAATGAAAGATTGAAAGTCCTTTAGATACCATTCTCGGAATGTTTCGTATGGATTGTCATCTTTACTCTCACCTAACTCAATAGAGGCGATATGGTCCAATCTGTAACTCTCACGACTGGTATATGTGAACTTTCTGTATAAGTCATAGAAATCTAAATGTGATACACCTTGAATATCATAGACTTGATGTTTTCTACCCATTTGATAAATCTCTCTATCAGAGACATTACCCCAAGGTGATAATTTGTTTATCTCATTTTCATCATACAGATTTTTAATACGATTACATAGATATGGTATATCAAAAAATTCTGTGTTCCAACCTGTAATAACATCTGGTTGATTCTTTTGCCAAAATGTTAGAAACTCTTGAATCAACATTTTTTCATCTTTACATTTTACATAAGTAACATCTTCTCTTGTATTTTTATACTCACCTGTACCCCAAACTAGTATCTGTTTATTTTGATGATTTTTAATTGTGATTGAAAGTAAAGGTTCTATTGCATTCTCTGGTTGTGGAAAACCATTTTCACATGCAACTTCTATATCAATAGTTACAACAAGAATCTTATCAATATCCCACTTCACATAATTAGGATAGTTATCTGCAATATAGTTATATTGAAATGTGGTATTGCCAAAGACAAGATGTGGTTGGTCTTCATAAGACTTCAA